AGTATCGCGGACGTGGCATTATGCAACTAACCGGACACAATAACTATTCAAAATTTGCAGCTTCAAAGGGAATGAGCGCAGAGCAAGCTGTTGACTATGTTGCAACTAAAAAAGGTGCATTAAGCTCAGCTTGTTGGTTTTGGAATTCACGGCGCTTAAATCTAGTTGCTGACAAAAAAGATATTAAGAAAATGACTAGGATAGTCAACGGCGGATACAACGGATTAGACCATCGCGAACACATTTGGGATAAGGCTCTTAAATTGTTTACAGGTGGGGTTGTTTGGACTACAGTAAGACTCGGCAGTTCGGGCCCAACAGTAATGATGGTGCAGCAAAAGTTAAACATAGTTGCAGACGGAATCTTTGGCAAAGGCACGCGACGTGCTGTGATGGAGTGGCAACGAAGTAACAAACTAAAAGTCGACGGAGTAATCGGCGAAAATTCATTAAAGACATTATTAGGATAATTTTATGGGCCTCGGTTTAAAAGCAACAGCAGCAATGTTTTCGGTATTACTTATAGTCAGTGGCATATTCTATTGGTACTACAAAGATACTCAAAAAGCTATTGCAATTTTAAATCAAAACAACGCAAAGTTAGAGACAGCAGTAACTATAAGTGAAGAGACTATCTCTAACTTGCAAAGAGGTCAAGCTGCAATTAATGTTGAATTAGAATTCGTAAATAAAGAATTCCAGGCAGCTCGGTTACAAAACAACGTTCTCAGAGATAAATTAGAAAGGCACGAGATCGGAGTACTGGCATTGGCTAAACCCGGACTAGTTGAGCGTGTGGTTAACAATGCAACAGTTAAAGTAAATCGCTGTTTTGAAATACTAAGTGGTTCGGAATTAACAGAAACAGAAAAAAATGCAGACAGCGGAAGACAATTTAATTCCGAGTGTTCGTGGCTATGGAGTGAAAAATAATGTATTACAACAAAAATTTAGTATATATTGCAACTATCCTAGTTCTGTTAGTAATCATCAGTGCTTGTTCAACTCCGCGAAAGATCGAAGTAAGTACCGTACAAATACAACGACCGCAGCTAGTACTTCCAAGTGCTGATCAACTAAACATGCGCAATATCGAATTTGTAATCATAACCGAAGACAATTACCAGGAAGTGTTTACAACACTACTTAAGAACGGAAGACAGCCTGTGCTATTTGGATTATCAGACGACGGTTACGAAGCTCTTGGTCTAAATTTAAGTGATGTGCGACTTTATATTCAACAACAAAAAACTATTATAGCAGCGTACGAGCGTTATTACAAAGAGTCTGAAGAAGCACTAGACCAAGCAGACGGCAATCAAAAAGAAATGAAAGACAAAATCGACCGCGCTAATGAGTCCGCAACACCAAGTGGCAGACTTTCTAAATTCTTTGGATTTTAATTTCTAGCATAAATACATTTATGAAAGAAACAGAACTTACCGCTGATCCCAATGTAAATCCTTATTCGAAATGGATACACTTCTCTAAGACAATCGATAGCTTTCGCATTTTCCCCAGAATATTTATTACCGTTTACATGGTACTGCTATACGACGTAGTGCAATGGTTTATGGTTCTAGAAAGCCCGAATATGGAACAAAGCGGGCTAGTGTCAATTGTTGTCGGTGCAGGGGCTGCTTGGTTCGGCTTGTATTGCAGCTCAGGTTCGTCTCGCCAATCCGGCGGCTAAACTTAAATATTAACATGAAAACACACTACGAAACACTTGGTGTTACCAAGTCGTCCACCGCTGACGAAATTAAAAAAGCGTACAAGAAACTTGCTTCTAAACATCATCCCGACAAAGGCGGTAACGAAGGACTGTTTAAAGAAGTTAGCGAAGCATACGACACCTTGAAAGACCCTACTAAGAAAGCGCAGTACGACAACCCATATAGCGACGCACGCTCATACGCAGGGAATCGCGCTCATACTATGAGAAGCGAGGACGACTTACGTAGCTTCTTTGAGAGCATGGGACGCGGTGGGAATTATCGACCTCAGCAAAATGCCGACGTAACTATACAAGCAGAGATTAGTATAGCCGACTGCATTGCTGGGAAAAAATTAACCGTGTCGTACCGACTTAAACGAGGGCAAATTGAAACTGTTGACATTGATATTCCGGCAGGTGCGCGAACCGGGCACGTTATAAAGTACCAAGGACTAGGCGACGACTATGACAAAGACTTGCAGCGCGGCAACTTGAACGTGCGAGTTATACTACAAGGACTAGCAAACTGGCATGTTGTGCAAGACGACCTTGTAACTGTTACTGAAATGGATGCACTTGATATGATCACCGGGGGAGAAATAGAGATTGCTGCGCCTGACGGCAAAACATTAAAAATAAAAGTGCCAGGTGGCACTAAAAACGGTACAGTGTTTGGCCTCGGCGGCCGTGGTCTTCCGCATCCGCAAACCAAAGCTCGTGGTAATATACATGTTAAGATCGATGCATTAATACCGCAGACTACTAATATCGACATTATAAAGAAAATCAACAAACTAAAAAAGTTACTTAAAAGTAAGTAATTCATTGACACTAGCATACTTTTAAGTTATAATAGTTACTTATTAGTTAAACCCTTAGTTATAGCGTGGAGACAAACGCATATGGTAGAACCATCAGAAGAGCTAAAAGCTGTCTTTGATAATACAATTATTAAAGCAAAGTCATTAAGACACGAGTATATTACAGTAGAGCATTTGCTTTTTTGTATGCTCGAGCATAATCCGTTCTTTGAGCTTATTGAAAGTTGCAAAGCAAATCCTATATACCTTAAGGAAGCATTGGACGTTTATCTTATGAATGACTGCGACGACATCGTCTTAGCAGCAGAGTCGAACACTAAGCCTAAGAAGCCTAAAAAAACTAACACAGTCGAGCGCGTGCTTAATCGTGCATTTACACAGGTGCTATTTAACGGACGCAGCCATATTGAACTGCCTGATGTTATGCTAAGCATACTACACGAAATAAAGACTATTTCATGTTACTATTGCGAAAAAGCAGGGATAACTAAACAAGGCTTTAGTGATTTCATTAATGAAGAATCAGACAGCATTGACATGGAAGACGAAGTGTCGCAAGCTAGCGAAAAGGCTATTAAGTCTTTTACAACTAACTTAAATGCAGACGTTAAAAAAGGCAAGATTGACAGTCTTATTGGGCGCAAGGATGTGTTAGATCAAATAGCACTGTCGCTAGGTCGTCGTACAAAGAACAATGTTATTATGGTAGGTGACCCCGGCGTAGGTAAAACTGCTATTGCCGAAGGCCTTGCATGGAAGATCGTAAACAAGCAAGTACCTACTTTCTTACAAGACTGCACTGTTTATAACTTAGATATTAGCGCAATGCTTGCTGGTTCTAAGTACAGAGGCGACTTTGAGGAACGACTTAAGCTAGTTATTAACGGCTTGATGAAGAAAAAGAATGCAGTAATGTTCATTGACGAAGCACACATGATGAACGGAGCAGGCGCTGCCGGTGGTCGTGAGTCTAACGATATGGCAAACATGCTTAAGCCTGCATTGTCTAAAGGCGGACTTAAAGTTATTGCTTCTACTACGTGGGAAGAGTACCGCAAATACTTTGAAAAAGATCGCGCACTTATGCGTCGATTCCAGCGTGTCACAGTTGAAGAGCCTAGCGCGGCATTAACTAAAGAAATATTACAAGGCATTAAGCCTTACTACGAAGAGTACCACAGTGCAAAAATTACCGATGCAGCTATTAATGCTGCGGTAACGCTCAGTGTTAAGTATCAACGTGATAAAAAGCTTCCTGATAAAGCAATTGACCTTATTGACATTGCTTGCTCTCGCTTTAAGTTAGTTGATAACGAAGAAGCCGAGCGCATTGTAGATGAAGCAGAGATACAGCACGAACTATCATCAATGATGGGCATGCCTGCAGAACAGGTTGCGCAGCGAGAAAGCGAGAACCTTGCACACCTCGAGCACAACTTAAAGCTTAAAGTGTACGGACAAGAGACTGCAATTGACGACTTAGTCGACAAGGTACTTATATCACAAGCGGGATTAAAGCGTGAAAATAAGCCGATTGGTAGCTTTGTGTTTATGGGCCCCACTGGCTGCGGTAAGACAGAAACTGCAAAAGCACTTGCAGAAGAGCTAGGCGTAAAACTTGTACGCTTTAATATGTCAGAGTACATGGAGAAGCATTCGATATCTAAGCTAATTGGTTCACCTCCGGGTTACGTTGGCTACGAAGATAACGCAGGCGAGCTTATTACGCAACTGCAAGAAAATCCTAACTGTGTGTTGTTGCTAGACGAGATCGAAAAAGCACATCCTGATATTGCACAAATATTGTTGCAAGTTATGGACGACGGTTCCATAAAAGGCTCCAATGGTAAAGAAGCAGATGCGCGTAACTGTGTATTGATCCTTACTACTAACTTAGGCGCTGCAAAAGCAGATAAAAACCCGCTGGGCTTTACTACAGGCAACGACGGCATATACGACGATGCAGACTTTAAGAAGTACTTTACTCCTGAGTTCCGCAACAGACTTGACGCAGTAATTACGTTTAACAAACTAGGCAAGCCAGTTATGCTTAAGATTGTTGGTAAGATGCTTGTTGAACTGCGCGACATGGTTGAAGAAAAAGGCATTAAGATTAGTATATCAGATAGCGCACTTGACTACTTAGTAGACAAGGGCTTTGATGACAAGAACGGCGCTAGGCCATTGCAACGTGTAATTGACCATGACATTAAGCGACCTATGTCAAAAGAAATACTGTTTGGTAATCTAAAGAACGGCGGTAATGTTAATGTTGATGTTGCAGACGGAGAGTTAGTGCTTATAACTAAGGAAATAGTTACAACAAGTGAAAAAGTGTGAAACTGTAAAATTATACTTTAACAAGTATCCTTACAAGTTAATAGTAAAGAACGGTCTTGCTTCGCAGTTTAGAGACCGTTCCTTATTGACGATACGCAATAAGCTGGCGGAACTTGATGCTATTAAGGATCAGCTTGCTGGTAACAACCCTACATTGGTATGGTACAGTCATTATAACAGACAAGCTACATGTACTACTACTGAGTTAGCCGATGCCCATCGCGTACTTAAAGAACTGGACAAAACAACAACTGATTATAAATTGCGCATCCAGGCTAATACAATATCTGTATTTTCCTGCGATGCCGATTGGCTTAAGAAGCTAGGTAATAAGACTACTACTTACGGCACGGAGTTCTACGCTCCGCATAAAAACAAAATAGACGACATACTGTCTGGCAGCATTGCTGCTCCTTCCTATCTCACCGGATTTGATTTTCGTGTTACGCTAAGGCATGCAAAACAAGATAGTAAAAAATTAGGCACATGGATTGAAAACTGTCCCGATAAAGTAAAAACAAACAGAAGATTAATTAAGGCACTAAAAGACAACGATTGGATCGACGGTCGTATATTTTATGTCGATAACGAAAAAACATTATTACTAGTTAAGCTCTTAGCAGGTAGATTAATCCGCAGGGTTGATACCTTAGTGTATGGATAAATAGTATATGCCAGAAAATAGCGTAACACTTATAACAAATAACGTATACGATGGATCTAATCCCATTGATTCTATTGTAGGCGAAAAATATCAAGGCGATGGATACTACGGGTCCACCGACGGATTTCATACTGTGCAATATAACATTAGTGAGTTTGTCGGTCGCATACGCATACAAGCGTCACTTGCAACTGTCCCCGAAGAAGCTGATTGGTTTACGTTGGCCGAAACTACCCACGTAGCAGTAGTTGATGACTCAACTGATATAAGCTCCGGCGGATTTGTTTATAACTTTACTGGGAACTACGTATTTGTGCGAGCATGGGTAACAGACTGGACCGACGGCACTGTACTGTCGGTATTATTAAATCATTAAGGTACATAGTATGAAACACTTTGTAAGAGTAACATTGAAAAAACATCCGGCTGCTGCGAAGCTAGACGAATCAATTTTTATGCGTGCTCATTTATGCCAATCAGCTCGGGGCACTAGAGCATACCAACTACCGCTAGATCGTCAATTAACCGAAACAGAAGCAGACAAGTATGCTAGCAAGCTTTCTAATATGATATTCGAAACTGGTTATGAAGACGTCGACATTGAGTTTGGCTCAGAGCTAGACGAAGAAACATTTGAAGACGATGACGACTTTTTTGCAGAGTACGGCATGATGTGGTACAATGAAGACGATACCATAGACGAAGCAGAATACCAAGGACGGAAAGTTAAATTAGGCAAGCCTATGCAAGGCGATGTTAAAAAGTTTAAAGTGTACGTTAAGGATCCTAAAACAGGTAATACTAAGAAAGTTAACTTTGGGCACGGCGGCAGCAGTGTTAAAGGCAAAGCTATGAGTATTAAGAAAAATAACCCAGCAGCAAGACGCTCATTTAGAGCAAGACATAATTGTGATAATCCAGGACCTCGTACTAAAGCGAGATTTTGGTCATGTAAGAAGTGGTGAGTATATAAATATGGAACATTTTGTAAGCGTAGCATTTCCGAAGCAGGAAATAAATGAACAAAAATTAGTAGAAACAATGCTCGGTGTAACGAATAAAAAGCTCGTCGAGAGTGGTACATTGTACGAACTATACGAATCCGATAAAGGGCAAACTGTTATGCAGCTTGCACTTCCGAACGAACTAACAGAAGCTGAATCGGATCTTTTTGCGAAGAAGCTAGCTAGTCGACTATTTGACCAAGGGCATGATAACTTTGATATCTACGTGTCATTAGCAGAGAACAGTGTAAGTCCGTTTACGTACGACCAAGCAACAGATTTAGGGTATGACGTGATAGAAGACGTGCATACATTTATGCGTAATGACCCAGACTTCTATCGCAAAGAATATTTTCCTACTATGTCAAAACTATGCGACTCGTATAAACAAGGCAACACACTAGAAGGTAGTGTGTGCGTGCCTATGGTAAAGAAAGCATTCGAGGCATATCGCAGAAAGTTTGGTATCTCAGAACAGTACGATCACGAATTTAACGAAGGCAAGTGCAACGACTTAGTTGGACTTATAATGGATGAAGAGTCCGAAGCAATAAGAGAAGGCGAGTACTAATGAACCTGAGAAAGCTGTTCGAAGCACCTCAACGTATTGCAGTAGTAGCGTTCGGAAGAATGAACCCTCCTACTATCGGTCACCAAAAGCTAGTCAATAAGATTATTTCAATCCAGGGTGATCATTTTTTATTCTTAAGTCAGACACAGAAGCCAAAAGATAATCCACTTCCGTTTGACGAAAAGAAAGTTTTCGTACAACAATTTTTTCCAGAAGTAAAAGTTGGTGATGCTAGCGTGCGCACGCCAATTGATATGATGAAGAAGCTAGAGCAATTAGGTTACACAGATGTAAAGTACGTAGCCGGCGATGACCGTGTTGAGTCTTTTACTAAAATACTAACTACATACAACGGAAAAGAATATAACTTTGATTCCGTGCAAGTAGTCAGCGCAGGCACGCGTGACCCAGAGTCGGATGGTGTATCAGGAATGAGCGGCAGTAAGATGCGACTCGCAGCAGCTTCCGGAAACTTTGCTGCGTTTAATACAGGCGTGCCATCAACCGACACTAACGCAGCGAAAGCACTGTACAAAGCAGTACGCACCGGCATGAAAATTAAAGACAACGCAACAGATAATGGGAGTCAAGAGTTATCGACATCGATGAACTAAAAAAACTCGCAGGAGTAAACGAATTTAACTATGCAGGCTACATGCCGTATTACGACTACAAGTCTAATATTGAACAACAACACGTAGCCGTGCAACATCGCAAAGTAGCTGAAATAGATCGCGGCATGCGCGCTGGGGACAAAGAGTGGTTTGACTTGCATTTCCCCACAAATGCAAATAACATGCCTGCAGGATTTAGAGGCAGAAAATGAGATTAAGAGAATTGATATCCGAAACCGGAAATAAAGACGACCATACACACGGAACATATGCAGCCTTTAAAATGAAAAAAGAATCTGCACGTAAACTATACGACTGGTGTACAGAACGTAACATACCCTGTAAAGACCCTACTACGCTGCACTGTACGCTTGTGTACAGCAAGAAAGCAGTACAAGAGCTAGCACAGTACAACAACACATCTGCAAACGCTACAGCAACAGTAGAAGAGTGGCGCATATTAGGAGATTCACTCGTACTAGAACTTAATTTTCCTAAAGCGCACGAAATGCACAAGCAGTTCTTAAAGGCAGGAGCAGTGTCAGAATTCGACGAATATGTTGCGCACACTACAGTAGAAGATGATTCTACAGTAGATGTACTACCAGAAGATATTCCAAATTTTGCATTACACTACGATCGCATATCTGTCGAAGGCCTTGATGCACCTAGCGTATCAGAAACAGCATCAAGTGGTGGCACTAGCGCAGGCGCAGTTGCTTCGGTATCCTCAACAGTGGGCGGAGTTATTAAGCGCGGATCGTACGGTGGGCCAATTGCTCCGCAAGTATATAATAAAGACGGTACTGTAAAAAACGGTCTTGACATGGATACAAATTTCTTTGGGACAAAGAAGCCCGGCAAAAAAAAGAAAAGATAAATAATAGATACGGAGAGCAGCATGACTAAAAAAATTACATACGAAGGATTAGGCGAATTAGCCGCAGCGGCAGAATCTGACCACGAAGTACAAATGGCACGAGCCGACCTTTACAAGATAGCAAAATACGCAATCAAGCTACACGAAATGATGGCTAAGCTAGATCCAGACACCGACTTAGAATCATGGGTACAAGCTAAGCTAGTTAAGGCTGCTGACTACGTTAGCACTGTCTATCACTACTTAGACGGCGAAATGAATGCTGGCATAGAATTACCGTTAATTGGCGACCCAAAAAATCCAGATGCATACGGCGGTGTAGCAGGCAGCGGCGAAGTAGACGATCTTGTTGTAGCTTCGATGGCAGAAGAAGGCATTCCGTCGGGCGACAAGGCTAAACTACGCGGCAAAGACGGAACTCCAAAACTATCAAAACCAAAGAACGGGCCAGATATGCCTCATCCCCATCGAGGAAAACTAGTTGGTTCTAAAGAAGTTTATATGAATTACATGGCTTCTAAGTTAGCTGAAAGGACTGAGGCTATGCGTAGCGAAGTCAAAAAACTTCAGCGTGAAGGGAAAAAGCAGCAAAGCGGATTTAAAAAGTCATTAAAGACTGATGTTAAGCCTGCACCAAAGAGAAAAGACCCAAATGCAGCAGCAATGAAATCAAACAGTAAAGCATTTGGCCAAGCAGGTCCTATGGTCGATCGTAAGAAGCAAGGAAAGAAAACTACTGCTCGCGGCAAAGTTAACTTAGAATCTTCTAAAAAAAAAGGCCTAGATGGTAAGGCTTGTTGGAAAGGCTATCGCAAAGCAGGAACTCAGCAAAAAGGTGGCAAGACAGTTGATAACTGCGTTAAGGTAAATCGTTGACATCGAAGCCATTGCATGGAATAATGCCGACGCAAGCGACTTGTGGCTACTCGATAAATTAATACTCTCAAAAAAATTAGAATACGTGTGCGGGCCAACAGGCATGGACGTACCGTATCCTAACGATTACATTATACGCCCGTGTGTTAATATTCTTGGATTAGGACTAGGCACAGTTACTAAGTACCTCACTAGCAATACTGACGATTTGCCACTAGGATTTTTTTGGTGCGAAATATTCAGGGGCAGACACCTTAGCATCGATTATCACTGGGGTGAACAAACACTAGCTGTCGAAGGCTTTAAAAGCAACAACACATATACTCAGTGGAATATGTGGAAACGCGTATCCGACCAAGTGCCGCTTCCAAGTATTGTTGCGCACTTATCTAATAAGTACGAATGGATTAATTGCGAATTTATTAACGGCAACTTAATAGAAGTACACTTTCGACATAATCCTGATTTTGTAAACAACATTAACGAATTTATTCCGGTATGGATTGGACAATCCATACTACCTCCGACAGGATATCAATACATAGCATATCCAGATATTCACGGCCGCATCGGCGCGTTTACCAAATAAAACGGTTGACTTTTTGAGTAAGTCGTTGTATTATAAGTAATAATTTAAAACAATAATAATAACCAGGAGAATAAAATGTCTGATCGTACCTACGGTGCTGAAGAAAAAGCCAAACTCGGCAAGCTAGTTAACGAAGGAGTTACTGTAATGCAGGAACTAGAAGACCTTCGAGAAGGACTCAAAGAAACAGTTAAAGCAGTTGCTGAAGAACTTGACATCAAGCCCTCGTTAATTAATAAAGCAATTAAGGTTGCACATAAACGCAACTGGGACGAAGTATACGACGAGTTTGACGACCTTGAAACACTAATAGTAACAGTTGGCAAGGATAAGTAATGAAAGCTCCTTATGCCCATAAGGACTTAGTTGGCAAAGACATTACCTTAGGCTGTTACGTAGCTGCATCATACGGCATCCGTGATTTGCGGTTATGCCGGGTGATCGGGCTTACTCCTAAAATGATTAGCCTTGATCCAATAAATCCAATAAAATCTACGATTAGTAAAGGTGATAAAAAATATCCCAGTACTATGATAGTAGTTAACGAAACCAAACACACAGATCTTTATATACTAAAGCATTCGTAAGGCCTGCTACCTAAACAGCAACTACAAAGGTTAACTAGCCAGTAAATAGTCCAGGAAAAAAAAATGAATAATAATAAAAGCTCGTTCGAGCCATGTACGACCCACATCGAAACACCATGCGACGACTGTACGAATCCCGATTCGTGCGATGATATCTGCCATGTGCAATGTATTATAACAACAAAAGACGGTGTTCATATTACAGGAGAACAAAATGTACGTTGATGCTATGTTTGACAGAGATGCTGACATTATACGCCTCGTAGAACGTGTTGACGGGAATCGCGTCCATCGCGAATACCCAGTTAAGTATACTTTTTACGTTGAGGACCCGCGAGGTAAGCATAAGAGCACATACGGTGATCAAGTATCAAGAGTGGTATCTAAAAGCACAAGAGACTTCCGTAAGGAAATTAGTATTGCTAGAGGTAAGAAATTATACGAATCTGACATTAATCCAATATTTCAGTGCCTTAGTGAAAACTATCTAAACATCGACGCGCCTAAACTTAATGTTGCTTTCTTTGACATCGAGACAGACTTTGATCAAAAGCGTGGCTTTGCGCCAACTGACGATCCGTTCATGCCCATTACGGCTATATCAGTTTACTTGCAGTGGTCAAAAACGTTAGTGTGCCTAGCAGTGCCGCCGAAAACACTTACACTAGAAGAAGCAACGGAGGTTGTTAAGGATATACCTAACGTGTTTCTTTTTGAAAGAGAAGGAGACATGCTTGATACGTTCTTAGACTTAATACAAGAAGCAGACATACTTAGTGGATGGAATAGTGAAGGCTATGATATTCCGTATACTGTTAATCGCGTATCGAGAGTGCTAAGTAAAAACGATACCAGGCGTTTTTGTTTATGGGGGCAGTTACCTAAGAAACGCGAATACGAAAAGTTTGGCAAGAAAGCTGTAACTTATGATTTAGTTGGCCGCGTGCATTTAGACAGCTTATCATTATACCAAAAGTATACGTACGAAGAACGACATTCGTTTAGACTAGACGCTATTGGCGAAATTGAAGTTGGCGAAAACAAGGTTCCGTATGAAGGCACACTTGATCAGTTATACAATCAAGACTTTAAAAAGTTTATTGAATATAACATCCAAGATACGGTGTTGCTCGACAAGCTAGATAGAAAGTTGCAATTTATTGATCTTTGTAACGAATTAGCGCACGCTAACACAGTGTTACTGCCAACTACAATGGGTGCTGTGGCTGTTACAGAACAGGCCATCATAAACGAAGCACATTACCGAGGACTAGTTGTTCCTAATCGCATAAGAAGCGACGGAACAAATACTCAAGCAGCAGGTGCATATGTAGCGTATCCTAAAAAAGGATTACATAAATGGCTAGCGTCAATGGATTTAAACTCCTTGTATCCGGCAGTAATTAGATCACTTAATATGGCGCCCGAAACTGTTATTGGCCAATTGCGACCAGTTGACACCGACTCTATGATTGAATCAGAAATGCGTCTTAAAAAGAAAACGTTTGCTGCTGCGTGGGAAGGACACTTTGGTTCTCTCGAATACAACTACGTTATGGAACAGCGCAAGGATAAGGATATTATCATTGACTGGGAAAACGGACAAATTGATTCTCTTAGCGGAGCACAAATACATAAGTTAATGTTCGAAAGCCGCAACCCGTGGATGATGAGCGCAAATGGAACTATTTTTACTACCGAGTTCGAAGGAGTTATTCCTGGTTTACTAAAGCGCTGGTATGCCGAGAGACAAGAAATGCAAGTTATGAAAAAGAAAGCCATTGCTGCCGGAAATCAAACTGAAATAGAATACTGGGATAAACGACAACTAGTTAAGAAAATTAACTTGAACAGTTTGTATGGGGCTATTCTAAATGCACACTGTCGTTTTTTCGACAAACGCATTGGACAGTCAACTACGCTAACTGGTCGCCAGATTGTAAAACACATGAGCGCTAAGGTAAATGAAGTTATCACAGGCGACTATGACCATGTAGGTAAAGCTATTATATACGG